AATAGGTCTTACGTTTTGAGATAGCCAACTCTGCGAAACCATGTCAGACTCCCAACGGTCTGTTACGTTCTCCTGAGCACTTGATTCAGCATCAATAAGAATCTGCGTAAGCTGTTTCTCAAACTCAACCCTCTCCTCCTTTGTCGTTACAAATCTATCTACAAGATTAGCAACCTTCTCCAAAGGACCATCAGTTAAAAACTCTCCTACCTTTTTCATAGGTCCTTGTATTCCTCAGCAGCATCAAAGCTTGGGCAAGCCTTATTCGCGAACTCATTATGTCCGTGAATAGTTGCATTGGGAGCAGCTAACTTTAAGAACTTAAGAAGCTCAATCATAGATTTCTTTTGAGCATCTGTTCGTGTGTCCTTTGCTGTCTTGCCGTCCTTCTCTACACCACCAATATAGCATATACCCCATGACGTTGGGTTCTCTTTTGAGGCGTGTGCACCCTGAACATCAAGGTCACGACCTTTCTGAATTGTTCCATCTATCAACACCACAAAGTGATAGCCTATACCCCTCCATCCTCTAGCCTTGTGCCATCTGTCAATGGTAGCCGCATCAATGGAATCATCACCCTCGCGTGTAGCCGCGCAGTGAACAATAATCTTTTCTATGTTACTAATCTTCATCTTCCTTGTCCTTTATATTTCTTTTTATACAATTTACTACTTTTATGTTTAGATGTTTTGTTCTTGGAGTGCACACCCGGACGAGACACCTTACTGCCCCCCTCATAAAACGAATCAATCTTTCTAGGCATTACAATTAATTTACGTTGCTTTCGTACAACCTTTCCTCTAAAAGCCTCAAGGTTTCCTTTATTTCTTTGACATCCTCCTTGATTACATCAACGTCTTTCTGCGTAAGCATAATTGTTTTTGTAACAAGCTCATCCTTATACCTAAACTCCTCAGCACTCATAATAGGCGGTGGCAGTTGTTTAGCCTCAGCTATCTCCGTCTTGAGCGTAAAGTATAAAGTCATTACAGAGACAAGAACAAACCCTACCCCTATAGCATCTTTGATTGATAGCTTCACCTCCGTGTTCTTGTCTAAGTATTTCATTGTTTACATATTTTTTAGTGCACTGTACTCATCATCTAACTGATAACCCGCATCAATAGCCTCCTGCTCTGTAAGCGGTGTTATGCCATCCAATATATCCCCTGTATCAAATGTTTGCTCCTCATCTTCCCATGCAAGAACATAGGTTGGATTGCCTGAGTTGGGGAACCAATCAAACGCATATAATGTTACACGCTCATCTCTTGGAGGAGCGTTCAAGTCGTATATATCTAAACTTGCTGTAATAACAGATGCTTCGTCAGGGAATGGATAGTATAGATGCATTATTAATAAATTGAATAGTACGTGTTAATGTCCGTCTCTATGTTTGAGAAGTCAGACGTCTTGTCTGCCGTGTAGATTAGTATTTCTTGCATATTGCCCTCAAAGTTACTTGTTGCATTAACACCAAACACCTCATTAATTGAATAAGCATTTCCGCTTGTGTTTCCTGTCGCTACTTGTGAACCGTTTGCTCGTATCTCAGAACTCGCACTATTAGCCAAACCAACAGCAACCATATGTGCTTGTGATATACCTGTGCCACTAATAGAAGAGCCACCGTTAAGCTGCAAAAAGTCTGTGTGTCCGCTAAATCGGTATGTGCCTGATAAGGTCTCACCAATGAAGTGATTAGTTCCTCCTGTAAGACTTGACTTGATAACTGCAACGGATGTCTGTGGAGGAGTAACAGAAATTACTGATGAAGGAGTATAGAATGTTCTTACGGCAATTGAATTAGGGGCAACCCTTGTACCTAACTTATCAATCGTGCCTGAACTCACTACACGCATTTGTCTTGTACTAACCGTTTGTGTTGCATCTCTACCATTACCACTTTGGTCATACCAAGATACTATAAAGCCATCGTTGCCCCCAACGTGAGCTGTTAATGCTGCTTCGTCAAGATTTCCATCAGCATCAAATCCTATATCAGATTCAGTATTTCCTGATGATTCTCTTACCCTTATTGCTGCGCCTGTATATGATGATGATAGCTTCCTAACTGAATACGCCGCAGCAATTCCCGCCCCATACAAATCAAGTAGAAATGACGCGCCACCACCGCCGGATGCTAATCCTGCGCGTGTTTGAAACGCATCTCCTGCTATGCCTATGCCTATCCCCGTAGACATATTACCACAATCCTAAAATGTCAGAAGCAGTGGTACCTGTTGCAATAACCTGTTCAGTCATAATAGGAAGGAAGGATGCATCAGGAACATTAACCAATGTAACCGTGTCGCCTCCGACTGTCTTCATAACAACAGTCCCTCCTGTCCCTACATAAAGAACGGGTCCCTCACTACCTCGTGTAGAATATATAATATACTTCTTTGTTCCTGCAGCAAAAATGTTTGCGTTAACAGTAAGCTTAGTGTCTGATATAACACCTGTAACTGTAGCTGTTGTGGAGTCGTTAATGTTATACACTACCGCACCCGGCTCAACAGTTAGCAAGAAACGCCCGTTGGCATCGTCTAATATATCTGCAGATGATGGAGCAGCGGCATCACTTGTGCCGCCTGCAATTTTACTTCCGGGGGATGGGATAGCGGTGTCGTTGTCATTTGGAATGACTGCTATCGCGCGTTGGGTTTGTAGTTTTTGATATGCCATGATTAATCTCTATAGGGTATAAGTCTGTTTAGTGTGTCTCGTCTTTTGTTGCAACCGCAGTCCTTTCCTGTCTTTTCAGCAACCTTATCTACTACAGCTTTTATGCCTGTAAGTTTAGTTACCTTGGCTACGGTATCTCCAAAACCTTTTGATTTTTGATTTAAATCCATTGGCTAAAGATACTAATATTTTCCTTTCCTGCTTTTTGGGGAAGACTTTGTTGAGCCACCCTTACCCGCCCATAAGTTTTTGCAAGCCCAATAGCGTGCTGTTAGCTTACTCTTAGCGGTTCCGCACTTGTGTCGTGCACGAAAAGATTTACGCGCTGCGGCTGAGTAGTTGTGCCCATATCCTTTTGCGCCAAAGTGGATAAGCTTCTCTTTGCCTCCCTCACAACCCTTGACCATTTTCTTTTTGCCCGCTCGGTCTGAGGGTCTTGGTTTATTACAGGGCATTGAATCTTTCTTCGCCATTATGTTGCTTTAGCTTGTATTACAATCCACTCCGTCCCATCAGACCAAACAGCACAACCATTAAACGCTTTATTAATAGTATAGCTTGATGCACCATCTATAGTCTCTCCTGCCGGAGCAGTTATCTCAATCTGATTGCTTGCACTTACAGTATTATTGTTTACAAATCGAATCTTTCTGTAAGGTATAGCGGTTGCACTTGGTAGTGTATATGCAAATATTCCTGAGCCGCCAACCCAATCAAAGTCAACTATGTTTACGTCCTCAGTAAGTGTTGCACTGCCTCCGGGTGTAGCAGTAACGAAAAGAGGTACAAGGCGTACTATCTCATTGTTCTCAATAAGAATATTAATTGCAGAAGCAAGAGCCTCTATAGTATAAGCATCTCGGTTTGCGTTAGCATTTGCCGAGCCCTTATTGACAGTATCCACTCCTGTGGCTACTCCGTGAAACTTTGTTCCTGCAGGTATAGTTGACATACTACTTTACCTCTTTAGCGATGGCTGACCATAGCTTTGTAATAGAAACTCCTAAGCCAATACCTCCAATAACAGGAAGTCCTTTGGCAAATACAACAACAGCGATAACAGCGGCATAGCACGCCACAGCGATATCACTCATCAATAGATTTAAAACTTTTACTAGCTTACTCATAGTTTATTATTTAATCGTTTTACCCATAGAAAATTTATTTCTCAACCTCTCCGTCCTTTTTGAACTCAAGGTTTTTTCTCTTTGCTTTCCGCTTGGTTTTGTCACGCTCTTGTATCCTTGACCCTCTGATGGTAATGAGTAGGTTACCGTCCGCTCTCTTTGTTTCCCACTTGCTCCCGTCCTGCTCCTGTACTTTTCATGGAACACCTTGCCTGATTCTAAGTCCGTAACATTTGTTTGAGTTCGAACCCTACTTCGTTCCCCACCTTTGTCTTTTTTATAAGACTCTTTATAGGAGTGTGTTACATGACTTGGTCCAATCTTCTTACCTCCTCCATTAGTAAGTTTGTCGATGGCTTTATTTCTAAATGACATGCTGTTGTAGTCCTTCTTCCTCATCGCTTTGTAAATCGTTTAGTTACTCTTCCTGCAGCAGTGTTCGCCACAACAGTCTTTCTCGCACGTTTCTTTTTCCGTGCAGTCGCAGCACGTTCCGCCTTGGTCATGCTCTTCGCCTTCGCTAGAGGTAGGCAGCGGTCCGGGTTCTTCTTGTCCTTGCTCGTACCACATGCGC